CTCCGGCATCGATCCCAACGCGGCAAACCTTCGCGTGCGCCCCGACCAGGTGAAAGTCCAGGTCGCGACCCGCGACGTGCCCGAGCTGTACCGGGCGCAGCGCCTCGAGATCGACGGCGTCGCCTGGTCGATCGCCAACGTCGAGCCGCTCGGCCGGATCCGCTCGCTGATGACGCTCGTGCCCTACGGGGCGCGGGAATCCAAGCCGGAGCGCGGGAAATGGCAGGCTACGAACTAAACCTGCAGGCGGACGGCTGGGCCAGCGTCGAGGAGCTCCTCCGGGACGCCCCGCGAAAACTGGACATTGCCGCCGCTCGCGCCCTGCGGAAAACCGCGCAATGGCTGCGCACGCACAGCACGCGGGAAATCGCCCGCGAGCTGCGCATCACGCAAAGCCCGGTGCGGCACCGCTACATCATCAACAGCCGATCGACTGCGAGCGAGGTCAAGCTGTGGGTCGGCCTGAATCCGATCAGCGTGCATTACCTCGGCACGCCGCAGCAGACGCCGACCGGCGTCAAGGTCGGGCACCGCGCCTACGACGACGCGTTTATCTCCCCCATGAAAACCCGGCACCGCCTCGTTTGGCGGCGAAAGGGCCGCGAGCGCCTGCCCATCGAGCGCGTGACGGAAGATTGGGACGGCCCGGCCATGGACGTGCTGTCGCGCTGGGAAAAACGCTCGATGGAGCGGTTCGCCGAGCTGTTCGAGCAAGAGGCCCGTTATGTCCTCAGTCAGTAAGGTTTTCCGGCCACTGGACAAGCTGTCGGATCTGTTTTTCGCGATCGGTGACGCCATCCATGCCGCTGGCCTGGGCGTCAGCGTGGCGAATTACGAGGAGTGGGACGGTTACGTCGGCGACGCGACCGTGCTGATCGAGCTCGAGCGCACGTCGACGAGCGAGCGCCAGAACGACGGGCGTTACGCCCATAGCGTGAGCGTGACCCTGCATGCAGTGGTCGCCCGATCGCGCAAATTTGCAGCGCTCGAGGCGGGCAACCTGGCTACATGCCTCGAGCGCCTGGCGGATCTCAACCGCTGGGGCTTCCGTGGCCTGAACTGTGAGGTGCCGTGCGACCTGCACAGCGGCCCGTCGATGTTCCAGAAGGGCGACGACGGTTATGACGCCTGGGGCGTGACGTTCCGCCAGGTGATTACGCCCGGCCTGCCAGTCGAGGAGCCACGCATCACCGGCATGCCGCTGGTCTCGTGGCGGCTCGACGATGATTCGCCCCGCACCGAGGACGAGTTCGTACTGCTCGAGGGGGCGTAATGTTCGACGCATACCTGCGCATCGCCCTGGCGCCGATCCTCGATCGGCTCCTCGAGCTCGAGACCGAAATCGACGAGCTGCAGCGCCGCGCCGAGGGGCAGGCCCGCCTCGGTACCGTGGCCAGCGTCGACACGGTCGCCGGCACCTGCAAGGTCAGCCACGGCGAGCTGACGTCGCCGCCGGTGAAGTATTTCAACCCGGCCGCCGGTGAAGTCAACGAAACCCGTCACCCCTCGGTCGGCGAGCAATGCCTGCTGATCAACTATGGCGGCGGCGATGGCAGCGCGCAGTCGGTCGCCTTATGCGGCCTGCCGCGCGACTCGTTCCCGCTGGCCTCGACCGCGCCCGAGCTGGTCCGTCGCACGTACCCGGACGGTACCGAAAGCAGCTATGACCACGCCGCGCACGCCTTCAACTGGCAGAACGGCCCGCTGTCGGTGAAGGCCGACCGCGAGGGCGTGGTCGTGATGCTGGGTGCGGTGGGCTTCAAGGTCACCGCCGCCGGCTTCTCGCACATCGGCGGCGCTGTCGACCACGACGGCAAGAACATCGGCAAGGATCACAAGCACCTGAATTCGGGCGGGCCGAGCACCGGCGGGGTACCAGAATGATCGGAATCGACCGCGACACGGGCGCCACCGTCGACGATTGGCCGCAGTTCGTCCAGCGCGCGACCCGCGCCCTGACGACCCCGCTCGGTACCCGGCAAAAGCGCCCGCTGTATGGGTGCCGCCTACCGACGCGCCTGGCCAAGAACATGGGCGACGGCCTGCTGATCCTCGCGCAGGGCGACGCCATCGACGCCTTTTACAACCAGGCCAACGGCATCAGCGAATTCAAGCCGGAGACGGTCATCGCGACCCGTGAGGGCGCCGGGCTACGCCTGCGCCTGGCCGGTACCTGGAAAAACCGAAAAATGTCGTTCGAGGTGGTCACGTGAGCACGATGCTTATTCCCGGGCTCAACCAACTGGCCGAGCCGGAGATCGTCAAGGTCGAGCAGTTCGAGACGCTGCTCGAGGAGTTCAAGGCCGAAACGCTGGCCTACATCCAGGAGCGCGACCCGGAGAAGGCCGCGCGGGTCGCCGAGTCGCTCGAAAACGACGGCGAGCTGCTGTCGCTGCTGCTGCAGGCCATGACCGTGCGCCTGCAGACGCACGAACGGCGCTATAACGCGCGAATCAAGCAAATGCTCGCCTGGTGGGCCGAGGGCACGAACCTCGACGCGCGCCTCGCCGATATGGGCCTCGAGCGACGCGTCATCAGCGAGGGCAACCCGAACGCCTTCCCGCCGGTACCGGCCGAGGAGGAGTCCGACGTCGACGCCCGAATCCGTTACTACTTGGCACCGCACGCGCCGGCCGCCGGTTCCCGCCTGCAGTACCGCCGCGAGGCGATGACCCTCGGCGAGCGGGCGACCGTGACCGTCGAGGCGCCAACGGCGAACCAGGTCGTCGTTACGTACACATTCGGCGCCGACAGCATGGCGGCCAAGGTGAAGGACGCCAACGGCCGCCAGACGGCCCCGGGGCGGGTCGCTGTCACGGTGCTGGCTCGCGCTGGAGACGGCACCCCGCCGGCGGATCTGCTCGAGGCGGTGCGCCGCCACTTCGCCCGCGATGATGTCCGGCCGGAAACGGATCTCGTGACCGTCCAGGCCGCCGAAATCGTTCGGTACCGGATCCGCGCGGTCGTCTACATCAACACCGGCCCCGACGCTGCGCTGACCAAGGGCCAGGCCGAGGCCGCGCTCGCTGGCTACGCGGCCGAGCGTCACATCCTGGAGGGCTACGTCGACCCGAGCCGGATCGACTACGTGCTGCACAGCGCGGGCGCTGAGCGCCTCGAGCTGCTCGAGCCGAAAGCCCCGATCGAATGCACCGCCAGCCAGGCGCCCTATTGTGAGGGCGTCGAGATCGAGGTCCGGACGCTATGAGTGACGAGGCCCCGCGGCTGAGCGTATTGCCGCCGAACCGATCACTGCTCGAGGCCGGGCTCGACCTGGCATTCGACAAGCTACTCGAGCGGATCCAGCCGCCGTTTCCGGCGCTGATGGATCCGCAGACAACGCCCGCCGCGTTCCTGCCGTACCTGGCCGCCGATCGAGGCGTCACCGACTGGAATCCCGAGGCCCCCGAAAGCGAGCGCCGCGCTACCACGGCGCTGGCCTGGGCGATCAAGCGCCAGGCTGGCACGCGCCGCGCCCTGATCCATGCCGTCGAGTCGATGGAGCTCGCGGCCAAGGTCACCAGTTGGCACGAGCTCAAACCGGCCGGCGTGCCGTACAGCTTCACCGTCGAGGCGACCGTCGAACGGCCCTGGCTGATCGGCGATTTTCCCCGGCTCTGGCGGCGCCTGAATGACGCTAAATCCGAGCGCGATAATCTCGAGCTCGTCCTCGTCCACGAGACCAGCGGCGGGCTACGCGCTGCAGCCGCAGCCGGCACGCCAATGGCGATCGGCGACCTCGAGCTCGACGGGGCGCTACCCGATATCGACCTGCAGGGCTCGCTCGGCGCGGTCACCGGCGCGCGTGAATTCAATATCAACGATTACGACCTCGAGGCGCCGACAACATGACGGACCTGACCCGCCTTGTGCGGTTTACAAGCAAGGGCCTGGCCGAACTGGTCCAGGCGAAAAACCAAGGCCTGAAAGGCGCGATCACGCACATCGCTGCCGGTACCGGGCGTTACACCCCGACCGGCGCCGAGACGGCACTCAAGGCCGAAAAGCAGCGAGTGCCGATCGGCGAATATGAGGATCTAGGCACCGCTAAGATCCGCATGGCCGCCGCGTTCAAAGGTTCGCTCGAGTATGAGGTCGGCGAGTTCGGCTTTTTCCTCGAGTCGGGCACGCTGCTGGCCGTCTATTCGGTCGCCGGGCAACTGCTGACCTACAAGGCCGCGACCGCGACGCTGGTCCAGAAATTTACCCTCGACCTGGCGGCGCTGCCGACTGACAGCGTGACCGTTATCGTCGGTAGCGAAAGCCTGAACGTGCTGCTGACTGAGGAGCTCGCCACGGTCGCGACGGCGAACATCGACAACATGGCTCGCCACCTCG